GTTGTCACCGACGTTCGCCTGGGTAATCGCCGTCGCGAGTTCCATCAGGAAAAGCCCGCGACGACGCACAACTGCGGACTCGTCGCCGTCCTGGCCAAGACTGTTGTCAATGGAGCTCCGGGATACGCCGGCATAGATGAGACCGGCCGTGTCCGCTCCGGGAACGAGAAACCCCGCTGCATTGAAGCATGCATTCGCGCCGGCGAAGACCTTGCTGCCTCCATCTACCGGTACCGGGACCTCGACACCCTCGGTATATTCAATCTTCTTGTCTGTTGCCAAAGCTGTCATGTCCTACCCCCTATTTGTTGTACTTTTTGAACGTCTCTTCGTCGACGCCGCACATCTTGTTGATCTGGGCCTGCACGTCATCGACGCCGGCGCCGGTCTCCTTCTGGTCGGTGACCACCTTGCCCTCGATGACGACCACCGGGGCCTTTGACACGAAGACCCCGAAGCCGGCGAGATCGCGCTTCGCGTACTCCAGCGCCCAGTCCTTCTGTGCCGGTGTGATCTTGCCTTCCTTCATGGCCATCTCGACGGCGCCGTCGGCGTCCTTCTGCGTCAAACTTGTTTTGAGGGCATTGAGTTCCTTCACCACATCGTCGATCTTCGTGTGGGACTGCTTCATCGCCTCGATGGTACCGACGATCTCCGATTCCGTGGCCGTTGCAGCGAGCCCCAGGGCGTCAAGGACTCCCTTGTTTGCGACGACTGCGATTCTTTCCTTGTTTGCCTGCAGGTCCGTCATCAGCTTGTTCACCGCGGCGATGGCCGCCTCTTCCTTTGCGTCCTCGGTAAGCCCGAGGAGTTTCAACAGTTCCTTCATAGTCGTTGCCTCCTTTGTATTTTTGCTCCCCTCAAAGCCGAGCTTGTTGATGAGCGGAACCATGCCGTCAATGTTCGGCTGGTTTGTAAGTCCCACATTGATGAGGCGGAAGACCTTGTTGTCCGAGATCCTCTTCAGCCACACCGGCGAGACGTACTTGTATTCCCTGTTGGCGATATATTGCTTCGCCTTCTCGGTCCATTCGATCGAAGCCCACACACCATCCGTGCCCTTGTTGATGAGCTGTTTTATCCATCCGGCAGCCGGGGCTTCGACGGGAGGATCCGCAAGCGTCTGGTGCTCGTAGTCGATGACCATGTCGTTTTGCCGGGAGTTGAAGGTGGCTATAACTTCTTCGGCGCCGTCCGCGTCAAGTTCGAAAGGGCCCTTCGGTGTCTTATGATAGCCAAAGGGGATCACCTGGATCTCAGCGGGCACCTTTCCTTCAAAGTCTTTACAGATCATGACCAGCATGTTTTTCATCCTTCTACCCCTTTCATGAGAAATCCCCTGAGGCAATCCCTGATCGTCTTCCAGTCTTCCTCTTGGACGAGGAGATAGGGTCTCGCGGGGATCTTCACCTTCTTGTTCCTTCCCGCCATGCCACCGAACTGGTGGATGCGGGCGTAGCACTTCTTCGTGCCCACAATGACGCGGTCGGTCTCGGCGCGGGCCGTGATCGAGTTCATCAGATATGCCCCGTCGATGAGGGTCTTCTTCCCTGATGAATAACGGTCGAAGGCCTTCGTGAGACGGCCGCGGATGGTGTATGCCTTTCGGTTCCCACCCGATTTTGTCTTCTTCGCGGTGTACGCCTGGTAAATGGAGCGGATCCGCGCAGGCTCCCACTTCTCCGGGCGGCCGCCCTCCTGGAAGTTTTTGATCACCGAGGACCGGACGATCTCCCCGATCGCGCGGAAGGCGGGGCGGAGGTCCTTCACGTTCCTCTGGAGTCTCGTGAAGAGCCGTTGCACCTTTTTGTCCTTTATCTCGACGTCTATCTGCAACTTGACAACTCCTCCGGGTGTGGTAGACTTTGTACTGTTGATGGGGCTGACAACTGGAAAGTCGCCGCGGCCAGTTGGACGGGTCCCGGGCCTACGGGATCGGCCCTATGAGGGATGTGGCGCCCCTCCGGCCCCATCATAACTTCCCCCGGATAATCTGATATCTCTTGCCCATCAAGTCGCCCCTCTTGACCTTTCCTGCCGTTGCGATTATGTTGACCGGCTCCGGCGCTCCCTTCAGCCTGTAGTTGACACGGGTGACGACCTTTATCTTCCTGTCCCTGTCGGTGACGACGTAGAGGAGCGCGGGGTCCTGGGTATCCCAGAGGATGGCCTCCGCATTCGCCACGATGTCCGGGAGCATCTTCAGTTCCTCGGGGGTCAGGGCATTGCCCCTGAGTCGCTTTGCGGTCCTTGCCGCATGGAGCATGCCGCGGTCATCCGCGATGATCACCGGCGAGGCGATGGCGATGTTCTCCCCTTCCAGGTATTTCATGGTGGTCAGGTCCATCCAGCCGACAACGGACGTCGCGCCGCGGGCCTTTCCGTCTCTCACGATCTCGTCGATCCAGGATGAGAATGCCGCCTTCCTCGGGGAACTCTCCACCATCGAGGCGACGAACGCGCCCCTGACGGCCTCCGGTGCCCTCTGCGCCTTATCCCAGGCAATGACGTCCGTCCGGTACGCCTGTCCGGGATTGCCTGCGAAGCCGGGGTCCGCGATGCCCGGCGCCTTCTTTTCGATCGACAGTTTCTCCCGGGAGATCTCTCCTTTGGTGAGGGCTCTTACGGTGCAGCGGCAGTTGAAGCCGTTCGGAGGATAGCTTGTGGACCAGAAGGGATCGTCGTGAGGCAGTGTCCTGCCGTTCATTACCGCATGGGCCGGGCGCGTCCGGGAATCCATCACGGCCACGTACTGCCAGTACAGGTGGCTGTCTGTGAGTTCCATCTGTCTCTGGTAGTGGCCTGCCTGGTAGGCTGCCTGGACGTTCGTGCGGAATATCGTCTCGAGCCGGTAGGGACTCAAGCCTTCCCAGCCCCGCCGCGCCATGGTCTGCTTCATGTCCTTCTTAAAGTCTGCGAACGTCGTGCCCTCGGCAATCGCCCTGTCGATGGCGCCGTGGATGTCGGTGAGGACGTCCATCCGGGTGACGCCGGAGACCGTGAAGGCCTTCGCCTTCGCCACGTCGCTGAGCTGGGCGTATTTCTCGGGTGTCAAAACCGTTTTGTCCCGGAAGAACATGATCGCTTCATCAAAGGGAAGGGTTTCGAAGGAGATCACGTAAAAGACCTCCCTTTCAGATCTGCGCGGACCATGGCCTCCGCGAGGACATGCCGGAACTGATTCATGCCGATGCCACTGTAAGCCTCGGCGAGTCTCGCCTGCAGGTCATCAAAAGACTCAGCTTCCTCAACGATCCGCTCGACAGCCGACAGATCGATTGCCCCCTGCGCGAGCGCATCATCGGCAAGAGAGTCGACGTATTTTTGCGCACTGATAAGGCTATCGATGCCGCCGGTTATGGGTGCCTTGTGGGCTGTCTTCTCGACCTGCCCGTCATCACCGGATCCGCCCGGCTGCCGCAGGCGCAGGGTTTTCTCTCCCGCCTGGGGCTTGGGGATGCCGAAACGATCGTAGATGTGGCCCTCGGGGATCCCCTCGAAGCCGGCCTCTTTCACCAGGATGCCGTACACCTTCGCTGTCCTTTCAAGGTCCTCCTCTTCCTCGCAGTGGAGCTTATATATCGGCACACCCTTGCCGGGCCCGTAGTTGAAGACGACCCAGGGCGCGAGGAGTTGGAACTTGACCGTCTTCATGAGCGCCTTGGAGTCCGCTTCCAGAAGATCCTGTCTCAGGTCGGTGGCCTGCTTCTCAGCGCCGAGCTTCCCGGGGGTACCCTCGACGTTGCCCGTGTGCCCGAGGACGGCCTTGCTCATCCCCTTGTCACAGAACTCGGCGAACTTCGCGTGCGAGCTGTTGGTTCCCGTTACCTTCGATTCGAGGATCTCGATCATCGTCGATTCGGAGATGACGGCCGCCGCATCGACGCCGAGGTTGAAGACTGCGCGCTTGAGGGCTTCAATATCGTTCGCCGTGGCTCCGGGCTTGTACTTGCCGATCCGCATCGGCACGGAGAAGAGCTCGTTGAAGATGAGCCAGTCCTTGATGTCGTAGTTTTTGAAGAGATACATCCAGCCGCAGGGACGAAGAAGGCCTCCCCGGGGCGTCGCGCCCGAGCGGGCCTTGTAAGCGTGGACGAGGAACTTGTTGGGCGGCAGGTCCTCGCCCCAGAGGGGTGCGGCGTCGGTCAGTAGCCGGGGACGCTTGAGGAGCCCCTGAGGGGAGTTGAAAGTGAAGCGCTTCTGGTGGACCCACTCGATGGCCTTCACCCAGACCTGTCCCTCGGAGATCTCCCACATGATCTCCGGCACGGAGAAGCCTTTCCCGACGGCGTCGAGGATGTCCATGAGGGCATCGTCGATATTCTCGATGTACTCGATCATCTCGCGGGCCGCGGCGGCTATTTTCTTATCCTCGGCGCTGTCGGAGGCCGGCAGGACGTCCCACTCGAGACCCGTCACCGCGAGCTTGCGGGACTGCAGGATCCCCGTAAGGTGCAGGTCCTTCTCTTCCATTTCCTCAAAGAGTTCCGCCTGGCGCGTCACGTCTCCCTGGTCAGCCTCTTTGAAGATCCGGGCGAGACGCTCCGGGGTGAGCCCCTGAGATGGGTAGGAACTGTAGCGGTCCCGGACTGTTTGGACGGCTATTTCTTCGAGTATGGGCTTGTTGGACTGGATTTCCCGGCCGTACTGGTCTACGAGCATAATTAAAAGGCCTCCCAGTTCGCCGTTGACATAGTTATAACACCCGTCAACGGATTCATGCGGGTGTTTGCCCTTATAGAGGGTCCGGCCTCAAAATAGGGCCTTTTTTTCGCCTGTCTCATCACCATGCTCCTCTCGAGGAAAACCTCACCTTGTGGTCGTCGTCATCGTGATCCCCTCTAAAGACACCTCGGGTGGCCACCGTTGTGTACTCCACGGTTCCGGCAAGGCCTCGTTCGAGCGCGCTCTTGAGCATCTCCAGCGCATCGGGTCCATCGTCGTGACCCCCCTTGCCCTTCGGCCGATAGTAGATGAGATGCTTTATCAGCTCACCCATGCCCTGTTTTTTGAACCTGATCCATCCGTTCTTTACCCAGGGCTGCAGGGTTACGATCCGCAGATCTTTGTCGACATTAGGCCTGACACCCTCAACGTTTACCGTCATACCGCGATTGTGGGTCTCCTTTTCAAAGGCATCCTTGAAATATTCCTGAAACTGTATCTCCTCTATCACGACCTGGTTGAAGCGATCCCGGCCATGATATGTCAGGAAATCTTCGATGATCTTGTCCGGATGTCTCTTCTCGATGTCGGCCACGGTAAGGTAGATGACCCCGTCCTTCATGCGGCCGCCGATGATAGCCGAGGGGTCAGCCGATCGCGACTTTTTGCCCATCGACGGATCGATTGCGCAGCCCTGCTGGATTCCCGAGAGATCAACCTCGGCGTCGTCGTAGTATTGGATCCACTCCTCAAGGAAGATCGCATCCTCGGGGTTGATCGGCTCGTTCTGTTTTTCCGAGTTGAAGTACGCGGGTCCCTCAGAGACATACATCTTCATCAGATAGTAGTAGGGTTCACGTTCCTTCCAGAGCACTTCCGTACCTTCAAGCATGGCCTTCTCGTTGACCGAATAGAAGGCATCGGCGCGGGCCTCGGCATCTTCCTTTGTAAGGCTAATGTCGGTAAATATTGACTCCCACTTTTCCCACAGCTTCGACTGGGACCATTTCAAGACGGCTTTGAATTTGCGTCCCTTCCAGCCAGGCTTCTTAAGGAGGTTCGCGAGTAGCGAATCGTAGTGGAGGATCGTGCCGACCACGATGTAGACGGTGTCGGGCTGCCCGATCTTCATGAGGGCCTTGAAGAACCACTTCTCCAGTTTCTTGCGCTGATCAGGGCTTTCGACTGACTCATCGTTCTCCAGGTCATCGCATATGACGAGGTCGGGCCTGCGGGATCCGTGCCGCATGCCCCTGAGCTTCTGCCCCGCGCCGACGCCTCTGATCTTGATCCCATTGGGGGTAATGATCTGTGATGCCTGCCAGACAGGACCCTCGCCGCACAGATCGGGGAAATCCTGCTTCAACCTTTCGTTAGTTTCCAGTTCCGCTTTGATGAACGAGATGAAATCTGCTGACTGTGCAGCCGTCTCGCTGACGATCAAGGGGAACAGCCGATGCTTGTATGCCGCGCACCACAGGGGAAGAATGAGTGTGGTCCAGGTCGACTTCGCGTTGCCCCTGGGCGCGGCGTCCGCTTCCCGGTCTCCTTCTCCTGTTTCGTTCGCCCCGGATCACCATCTGCGGATATCGCAGGGAGAAATATTTGTGCAATTCCGAGGGAGGGGTATCGAGATAGTGAGGAAAATAGGTCAGCCCGAAGTATTCCAGGTGCTTCCTGGCGTGCTTTACCCGGTCGCGCTGGGCCTTTTTGTCATCGGCGAAGGGCTTTGCCTTGCTCTGGATGAGCGCCCGGAGCGCCTCAACCTCCCGGTTGAATATCTTCTCTTTCGCGCTAAGCGCCATACTTCTCCCGTGCATATTTTACGTAGTCATCGAAGTTGCGCTCGATGGCGAAGAGCGCCGATGGGTCGTTCTTGCCCAGGTACTGGATAATGTCCTCAAGGAATTCCAGAAAGAGGGCCCCCTTGTGCGCGCCGATCTTCGCCTTGATCTCCGCGCAGGACTTGACGATTCCCGTATAGGCAAACATGGCCTGGTTGTCGACCTTTCCCTCGCCCAGGGTCTCGAAGTATTTCTCGTAGCGCGCCTGAACCCTTTCCAGGGATGCGAGCGCCCGGGACTCTGCGTTGGTAGACAGATCGTTCGCCTTCTTCTCTTCCACCTCGGCGCGCGCTGCGCGTTCCTTCCACCCGTATTTCTCGATCCAGTCGTAGAGCGTCGGCTTGGAGATCGAGTATCCCTTTTTCTTGAGCGCGGTCAGGGTCTGCTCGATGTTCTGTCCGCATTCGCGCCAGGCCCTGTAGGCATCCTCGCGGGTCTCGGTCTGGTAGGATCTGTTCGCCATTACTGCAGCTCCTTCTGTGCGGCCTCGATCTCGCGCTGGAGTTCAAGATATTGTTCCTGGAGCTTCTCAAGCTCGGCGGATATCTCCGCGACCATGGCGAGCCTCAAGTTCTCCGGCTTTGTGAGGGGATATCCTGAGAGGGCTTCCTTAATATCCTTGACCTTCCGGTCTATCTCCCCCGCGATCTCCATCGCCCGAAACTTCCTTGCCTGTATCTCTGTTTTCAGACGCGCCACCTCACCCATCTATGATGTCCTCCCTGCGGGTTTTCTTGACCCGCGACAGCGGGCAGTACTGATTTGTGTTGATCTTGTCTGTTGCCTCGGACCATTTTGCGGTGTTGAGCGTCACTACGTCGTTGAGCACGCTCGCCATTTTATTGAAGGACTCGACGAGCTTGACGTTGCTCTTGTACATGTCTTTCATTGCTGCAAACCGTTTCTCCTGGGCTCTCTCCATCAGGAAGCTGAATATCCAGGGACCGAAGATGATGACGATGAGCAGCGTCCCTATCGGCATGGCTCCGAGCCTGTCGATGATCGTAGCGATCGCGCCCAGGGTATGTGCGGTCTCCGGGGTCATCTGCCTTCACCCTTGTTCATGTCCTCGAGGCTTCCTCTCATCTCTCCCTGGTATCCCTTATCCAGTTCCCTGTTCTTGAGCAGGTTCTTTGCACTCTTTTCGTCGGAGGTGCAGTAGCTGTCATCCTTTTTGACGAAGGTGACCGGGTAGTACACCGGAGGCGCGGGCACAGGCTGCGTCTGCTGCCGGATGTACTCAGTCTTCACGATCTGCCGGCTTTCCATNGTTGATGAACATCCCGTTAAGGCCATCAAGAATAGGATCGCCAGAGCCGCTCCCCACAGTATTGCTATCTGTCTCATCTGTCTTTACCCCCGGTTTCAGGCTGTCGATCCGTTTGATNTCAGCGGCCGTGTTCTCTTTCTGTCTGAGCCTTGTGGTGCAGCTCTTCTGTGCCGATTGCANCTCCGTCGTGATGCTCCCGATCGTCGCCTGGCTTGCCTGGTTGGCGTCCTGGCAGACGGTCAGCTCCTGCTTTGTCTTCGCAAGCTCCAGCTTGACGGCATCTATCTGCAACTGTTTTGCCTTGCCGACGACGATACCGCCTATGATGGCACCGATTATGACAGGGACGAGGATCTTCGCTATCTTCCAGATGATCTCTGCACTCATCGGTATTTCTCCCCTCTGGCCTCTATCTGGCGCGGATAGTCGATGTTTACCCTGCAGAGATCAAGAGTTGAGCCGTTCTTCAGCCGGATAACCTTGCGTTTGCACTGTCTCTCGATTGCTTCCCGGTCGCAGGACCCGGCCCGCCCGATCTCTTTATTGAGATTGCCCTGGCCACCGTTGTAGGCACGAAATGCGTAGTGCCAGCCCTCACACGCCACCACACCGTAGAGATACCGGTCGTAAAGGATAAGCGCCCTGATGGACCAGCGGGGATCATACGGC